TGCTGGTGTTGTGTCAAACACTGCGGCATACGTGATGTATACTGCATGTCCAGGACACAAGAACCTAGTAGCACTTGTTGGTAGAGTTCCTTGTAAGGTTGTAGGAAAGATTAAAAAAGGTGACATACTAGTAACTGCTGGAATACACGGTGTGGCAATAGCAACTGATGATCCTAAAGTAGGAACAATAGTTGGTAAGGCGATCGAGGATTACGATAGTGATCATATTGGAACAATTGAAATAGCGGTGGGCAGATCATAATGGCATACGATAATAATATAAATCCAGGCAATCCACCACTAGTGTGGAGCAGAATCAAGGAAGCCTTTGATAAGGTAAATGAAAACTTTACCATCATCGGTTCCAATCTTGCTCGTGACAGAGAACTAAACATTTCACATATTGAATCTGGAACTGTTGATAGTAATCCTGTAAGAATAGTTACAACTGAAATTCATGATTTAGTAGATAACCAACAGGTGTTTGTTTTTAATACAGGTATTTCACAACTAGATAACAACGAATATTATGTAAAATACGAAAGTGAAACAGAAGTATTATTATATTCGGATCAATTATTAACAACTAAGGTTGACGGAACAGCGTTTGATGCTTATTCTTCAGGTGGCGGAAAAATACAAGGCTTTTCAGAATACGCAGGAACTGACTTTGAAAATCTAAATTCAAACGTATCACCAAACTCAGTAGCAACATTAAATTTAGGAAGTATCAGTAAACCTTGGAAAGCAGTTTACACAGGAGAACATTCAGATACTGATGATGGATCTTTTAATGGTGTGTGGCTAGGAGCAGCACAAATAAAAGGTAAACCTGGTGGAACGATTGACTTGCCTCTAGGTTCAACAGTAAATGGACAATTAATAATAAATCCAGATCAAACATTTTTTAAGAGTGTGCAGGTAGATAATGGCAACCAAGTTGTAGCAGACGAATTTGTTGATGTACTTAATCTACTTAGTGGTACAGCAATTTCAATGTCTGTGGATAGCGGCGCTGAAAGTATTACTATTACGAATACTGGTGTTACACAATTAGCAGCAGGAGCAGGTTTAAGTGTAAGTTCTGCAACTGGAAATATTACAGTTACAAATACAGGTGTTAGAAGTTTACAAAGCACAACAGCATTACCAAGTGGTAGAACAGCAGGTGCCGGTATAAACATAAATGGTGTAACTGGTGATAACCTAAAGATTACAAACACTGGTGTTTTATCAATTGAGGCAGGTTCTGCCGCACTAACAGTATTCACTGATGCAGCAACTGGTATTGTTACTATTACAAATAGTGCACCAGCAGGAAATGCATATAGAACTGTAGATGTTAACGGAACATTCTTGGCTTCACCTAGTGTTGCAGGAACACTTGTTGTCGAAGAAGGCAACGGTATTACTTTAAGCGGTGACAGCGGAACACAAACTTTAACCATAGCGTTCAGTGGTGTTTCTGATATCACAGGAAGTGTTTTTGCAGATGATTCAACCAAGATGGTTGACGCTGTTGAAAATGAAATATATGCGTCAGGCGGATTCTTTGGCAACTTGACGGGCAATGTTACAGGAAATATTACTGGAGATGTAACAGGCAATGTTACAGGAAACTTAATAGGCAACACCACAGGTTACCACACAGGAGATGTTAAGGGCTCAATATTTGGAGACGATTCAACCAAGATTGTTGATGCTGTAGAAAACAAAGTTTATGCAGATGAACTTTGGGGCACATTGAGAGGCCAAACTTGGATGGCAGCATATGACAGTTACCTTACTATTACAAATGGTGGCTCTACTGGTCCAGGACCTATACAGATTGTTGCGTCAGCCAATTTAGATTTAACAGCAGGTGCTGGATACACAATTAATGCAAATAGAAATATTGTAGCATCAGGCGGAGTTACAGGCAACCTTACAGGGTATCACACAGGTGACATGACTGGATCAGTGTTTGCAGATGATTCGACTCAGTTGGTTGATGCGGTTGACGGCGTATTAAGAGGCACGCACATAGGTGATGTGATCGGTTCAGTATTTGCTGACAACTCCACAATGCTAGTAAACGGAGTGGACGGAACACTGTATTACGATCCAGGAACTCCGGCAGATTGGAATGGAGATGCTCCAACTACAGTGGGCAAGGCGCTGGATAGGATAGCGGCTTGGATTAAAGCAAGTGATGGAACGGGAGCGTAGGTAGATGGCTAAACTAACAGTAAACATTGGAACTAGCGCAAACGACAGAACGGGTGATAACCTACGCACAGCGTTTAACAAGATTAACCAAAACTTTGATGAACTATATATTGGGCCTCCACAACTTACGCAGGCTGAAATAGATGCACTCACACCAGTTTTTGGTATGATGGTTTACAATACAACAACAGGAAAATTTCAAGGTTATGCTGCTGATGCAAATAATGACAGTGCAGCAGGGTGGGCAGATCTCCACTAAATATAGATATAGGAAGCGAAATGGCAACGATACAAACAATTAATGTAGGTAACTTAGTAAACGATGGTCTTGGTGATGATCTAAGAACCGCGTTCCAGAAGGTTAATGCTAATTTTGCTAACCTTAATGCGGGTCTAACAATCACTGCTGCAAACACAGATCCTAATCTTCCTGGAGTATTTTGGGCAAAAGTAGATAACGAACTAAGATTTAGATCGTTAGTGAGCGGTGATAAAATATTAATTGAGGAAGGTGCGCAAACTCTTACAATTAATTCAACACAAGAAGATGCCTTTATAAGATTTGATACTGATAGCGGAAGTCTTTTAGCATCGGACCACGAACAGATTACGCTACAGGGAATAGCAGCACCAGGCTCTGAAACTGGAATCAAGGACATAGAAGTTACAACTAGCGGAAGTTCCGTAAACTTTAAGACTATAATTCCTGTAACAGAATATCTACAAACTTACGATTTTGGAAGCATCAATGGTGTATATCAAAATGCGATTCAATTGGCAATGCAGACAGCAAACATAGATTTCGGAACACTAACATTTACATCAGACATTGACCTCGATTGCGGCGGTCTAACCTAGGAGGATAACCACTTATGGCAGTGACTTGGATAACGCCAGCAGGGGACCTAGGAACTCTTGAAGAAAGAATCATAACTTCAGTTTCTATAGAAGCAACCACCGATACTGGTAATAACATAACCTATGAAGTAATTGCAGGAGAATTGCCTCGAGGTATGATCCTTAGAGGAAACATCATACAAGGTTCACCGGCAGAAGTAACGAAATTTACAGAATATAGATTTGTAATACGTGCCAATGACGGAGATAAGGAAAAGGATAGAACATTTAAGATAAGCGTCGAGGGTGCTGATATTCCTGAATGGATAACCCGAGAAGGTTTTTTAAATGTTGGTGCAGGACAATCCTACTTTGTACTAGATGATGCACAGGTAGACTTCCAACTGGAAGCAAATGATCCAGATTCTGTTGCAGGAGAAATTTTAGAATATTATCTTGTGCCTAATAGCGGAATTCTTCCATATGGGTTGTCTCTTTCAAAGACTGGTAGAATTTCAGGATTTACACAACCAATACCAGCAATTGATTACGAAACTTCTGTAACTGGAGCATATGATACAGCATCATTTGATACTGTTCCTTTAGATATTGCAAAGAATAATAGTCTTGGGTTTGATTCATTTTTTTATGATAATCAGTATTACGATTATGGTGAACAAGGAGTTATACCAAAAAAATTAAGTAGGATATACACTTTCGGTATTGCGATTACTGATGGAAAAAATGCTGTTAATAGAATTTTTAAAATATATGTTGTATCAGAAGAATTTTTAAAAGCAGATAATACACTAGTCCAGGTAGATACTAATCTGTTCCAGGCAGACAACACTAGTGACAGAGTTCCTCTTTGGATTACTGATTCATATCTAGGTAGATATAGAGCAAATAATTATATAACTTTATTCCTCGATGTATACGATCCACCTACATTATCAGGTGTTATCAGTTACTTTATAGTAAGTAACAATCCTGACGGAACACCAAGTACGTTACCTCCGGGTCTTACACTAGATACTACAACAGGGGAACTAGCAGGTAAAGTTCCTTATCAGGCTGCTGTAACAACAACTTATCAATTTACATTGAAAGCAGTAAACTTTCCTGCAAGTATAGCACAACAAGATTACACACTTGTTGGTGACTGGAGTTCGACAAGAATATACAAAACAAACGAAGCAGTTAGATACGATGGCTTTATATATGTGTGTATCTTAGAACATAGAAATCAGTTGCCGGACGATGAAGAATCAATTTATTGGACTTTGGGAGTAGGTACAACAGATAAAACTTTTACCGTTGATATAATAGGAGAAATAGAAAGTAGCATCAACTGGATCACAAACACAGATTTAGGAATAATCAAACCAAACCAACCTAGTAGATTATCAGTAGAAGCAACCAGTCAATTATATGGAGGAAGGGTAGTATACGATATTAAATCTGGAACCTTACCTCCGGGACTTACATTTTTATCTAATGGAAATATTACAGGAAAAGTAACACAGTTTGCGGACGATGATCAAGAAGGATTAACAAGATTCTTTGACAGAGATAGTAGTGAAGTTGATTCTACGGGATCAACTACCTTTAATACTACCTTTGATAATGTTAGTACCACATACGATAAGTTATATACATTTACTGTAGAAGCATCGGATTCATCCGGGTTGGCTAAAGATACACGAACATTTAAAGTAAAGGTTGTAGCAGACAGTCAAAAATCTTTTTCTAACATATATGTAAAAGCATTTCAAAACAAATCAAAAAGACTATCTTGGTTTAATTTTATAACAGATGCAACTATATTTGCTCCGGATGATATATACAGGTACGGTGATTTAAACTTTGGAGTACAAACAGAAATAAAAAGTTTAATTTTTGCAGGAATTGAAAGTAGCTCTGCATCATCTATAGTGCAAGTGTTAAGTAGAAATCATTATAATAAAAGGTTTACTTTTGGAAGTGTAAAAAAAGCACAAGCCAAGGATCCTATTACACAGGAAATAATATATGAAGTTGTTTATGTAAATCTCATCGACGAATATGAAAAGGATGGTAAGAGTATATCAAACGAAATAGAATTAGCAGATGATATTAACAGCAAGGTTCTTGTTAGTTATGATAACCTAACAGTGGATAGTAACATTCCTTATGCTAGTGATGCTGACCTACAGAGAGTGTTTCCTAATTCAGTTAAAAACATGAGAGATCGAATTAAGACCTTAGGCGAAAGAGATAGAGAATTTTTGCCTTTATGGATGCGAAGTATTCAACAGACAAGTACTTTTGAACTTGGTTTTACCAAAGCACTTGTGATATGTTATGCAAAACCAGGAAGAGCAGATACCATAATATCGAGAATTAAGTCGGACGGTTTTGATTTTAAAACTATAGATTTTGAAGCAGATAGATATATAATTGATATTTTAGACGGACAAATACAGGATACTTATATACAATTTCCGCAGGATCGTATAACTAAACACACTGATTCAGCACCCAAACCAGATCAAAATGACAAGAATCCTAGAGATCGCAGAGATGGCGGCTTTCGCGTAATCGCAAGTGGATTCTAAACAAATAAAGTATGATAAATATATACTGAATACAATGGAGATAATAGCGTGGCAAGATCGAATAACAGTTTAATTAACTATCTAAGCATTAACGAAAACTTCCCAGTTGCTGGGCAGGATAATGATACACAGGTTTTTAGAGATAATGCAGACACAATTAAAACCAGTCTAAGAAATGCAAAGGACGAATTAACGGATATCCTTACAAATGCTGCGTTTAAGGATGAAGAAAACAATTTTGAATTAAACAACATTACAAATGCTGTTTTAATTAATAATAGAATTGGTAAATTTGATGGGGGTGCTATAACGGCTTCTCCCACAACAATTGATTACAAAAACGGTGATTATCAAATTTATAGAGTCGGCGGAAATTTATCAATAGACTTTTTAAACTTTCCAGGAGATCCTGTATTTTCATCAGAAGTTTCTCCAATTGGAATGGGAAAAGTTACACTTGAATTATACAGCGATGGTAGCTCAAGAACCGTAAATTTCATTACATCGGGCGGAACAGTAATCAAGAGCAAGGACTTTCCAGGGTATGCTAGTGGCTCCCCTGTTCTTACTTTAACTTCAGCAACTGATCCTGTAATAATTGAAGTGCTTAGACACAGTGCTGATGTAATCTATATGCGCTATATTGGCGAGTTTGCATAATGTTTCATCCTTTACAAGAGGATCCAAAAGAACTTACCGAAACTGAATTAACTCAGAAAATATCCGAATTGGGCAAAAAATATACCCAAGCCGCCCGTTTAGGCAAGGGCGAACTGTTGACACAACTCCAAACATTTGTTACAATATATAGAGATGAATTACGTAGACGAGCAATGCAACCTATAAAAACAAATGATCAAGACAAGGATTTGGATCAACTTATAAATGTCGACTAATAGTATAACAGAAGTAATAGAAGGTATCAAAAAACACGGTCCAGATATATTGGAACACTGTGTTCTTGAAGATATTAAGCCATATCTAGAAAGAATAGAAAAAGAGTTTTTAGACTATCCTAAGCCTAAGACAACTGTAGACACTAATAATTGGTTTATGCCCGACAGTTATAAGAAAATGGACATAGAAAAATTTGTGTTAGATGCCTGTAATGAAGAAGAATATACACAAAGAGCAAAGGTTGAATTGGAAGAATTTTCTAAAAGAAATCTTACAATGCTTCTTAGACAGGTAAAATACATAATAGATACACTAAGAAAAAACAATATTGTTTGGGGTGTTGGGAGAGGATCAAGTGTAGCAAGTCTTGTTCTCCACATATTAGGGGTACACAAGATAGATCCGATTAAATACGATATACCACTAAACGAATTCTTTAAATAAGGAGACTAACATGGCTAGAACAATTAGAAGCATGCGCGGCAAAGAGATTGACATGGAAAAACTAAATCTCAAGAACGAAACCCTACCAGCGGTAGGCAACATGAAAGTGAATGCACGCGGTGATGAAATTGGCAAGGGTGGCAAGGTAGTAAGAACGAGAGAAGAAATTCTAAAAGATTACTACAATAAAAACCCTAGAGCAATTCAAGAAGAAGTAGTAGATAGATCAAAGAAAGGTTAATTATCGATGATTAAAGGCAAGGTAAGAGCAATTCATGCAGATGTATTAGTTACCAATATGCACTTTGGTGAAACTAAAACATCAGGCGGTATTATTATTCAATCAGACGATGCAAAGGCACACGGTGTAAAACCAAGATGGGCACAAGTTTATCATAAGGGTCCGGAAAATAAAGACCCGTACAACATTGGTGATTGGATCCTTGTAGAACACGGTCGTTGGACAAGAAAAATCGAAATAGAAAATGAAGAAGGCAAGAAGATTGGTCTACAAAAAGTAGAAGTTGAATCTATTTTAGCCTGGCAAGATGAAGCCCCATCGGACCTTGCATATTTTGGCAAAGAATATAACGACGGTGCAACAGCAACATTCGACCCGGGAATGTTTGTTAATAACTAGATTGCTGTAGGAACTCCAAAAACATCAAGTTTATCTTCACGAACACAATAGACCATTTCTACTGGTTTTAGTTGAAA